CAAACGTCTATACGCTTTTACCCCAGCTTCAGTCATTCCAGCACCTGATTTTGTAGACCTATAGTTTTTTTTATTACGAGGAGGCATACCACCTTTCGCTAAACCAAAAAGGTCTAAATCATCATAGTAACTATTATCCATTGTCAGTATCAGCAGTAACTGGTGTTACAAACACAGTTACTGAAGTAACGTTGGAAATTGTTAAATGCATATCTGTTTTAAAAACAATACCATCAAGAGGAATATCAATTTGATATTGATCTGCTGCACTACTAGCTGGTGTTGTGATAACAAGTTTTTGTGTACCACTTGCTCCCCCATCTTTAAATGTAAGAGTACCTGCTGAAGCATTACCAACATAGTAGATAGATAATAATCTAGTTCTACCAGATTGAATCGTACCTGTTGATGTTAACGTTTTTGCACCTACATCAGAGTTCATAATTTCTCCTATCTGTCTGCTGCTGCAAACATATAATCTAAAGTAGTAGCTTTAGTTCCAGTAGCATCACCAGATAAGGACATAGCTGCAATAGTTAAGTTTTCATCGTCAGGAATATTAGTTGTATGTGTTGCAACTAAACTTCTGTTAACGAAGAAGTCAACTTTGCCAGTGCTTTGAACTCTGATACTTAATGTTGCATAAGTATCGTCAGAAAAATCAATACCTGAATCAGTAGATGTTTCTGTACCATCTTTTTCTGTTTTACAAAGAATAGAACCATCGCCATCATCTACTTGAAATACAATTCTATCTGTTGCTGTAAGCATGTTTTCAGGATTAGTCGCAAAATTAACTGTAAAACCTACACAAAAATCCATTTGATCTGCATCAGAAAGTTTCGCTTTAGTTTCAAACCAAAGATCCTTGCCTGATTGAACTGCAAAAATTTCATTCTTTTGAATTGATGCACCATCATTATCTGTAGTAGCTGCTGAAGTTAATGCAACTTCACCATTTACTGTATCTGCAACAATTGCTACAGAGGCTCCTGAATCTTTTACAACTGTCCATCTATGACCTGTGTTTGAATCAAATCCGATTCTGTCAAAGTCATCCATGTAAGCCACGTAATCAGGGTTTCTGTCTATTGGTAAATTTTCAAACCATTTTTTTGTTCCGTCTTTACCCGCAAACAAAATAGGTCCTGTAAAATGTACTGCCATTTTTTCTCCTAGTTAAAAAGATATAGTCCTCTAGGGTGTCTGCCAAGTCAGTCTATATCTAGTTTATATAATCTTGGTTTTTATATTATACAAAAAAAAAGGGGACTCGTAAGTCCCCTTCTTTAATTTATTTCACCACTGAAACTATGCAGCGCCAGGTGATCCAAAGATACCTCTTGGATCAGAGAAACCAAAAGAATATCTTTCTCTTGCTTTGAATCTGACATTACCAGTATCAAAGTCACCTTCGATTGCAGTTTTAATTGGACTTCTAACAAACTGTTTAAGTCCATTAGGAGCATCAGTCATGATAAAGAAAGCATCAGTATCTGTTAGATAATGATTAACTCTATAACCTTGTGGGATCATACCCATAGAAGCCATAGCGTTGATGTCATTATCAGCAGTACCAACTCTCTGAGGTGATCTTAAAATTCTTTCAGCAGTAAACTGAAGTTCTTTTGGAATAATCAGTTTAACACCTTGCATTGCAATTTTAAGTCCTCTTTCATCAACAAATGCAGCAATATCAATTAAAGACTGCTCTAATGATGTTTCAGATAAGTCAGCAGCAGTAGATAATTCATTTGAGAATGTACTACCATTTGCTAACGGATGATCAGTAGCACAAAGCTCTTTACCATCACCACCAGCAAAGCTTGAGTTAAACGCATTGTTAAGTACGTTAGCAGCTTTTACTTGTTTAGTGTTAGCCATTGAACGAGCTAATGCTCTTGTGTATCTTGCAGCTAATCTATCATACAGATTATCTTCAATTGCTTCCTCAGTTATAGCAAACGCCATAGCGATTGTTTCGTGAGTATATCTCGCAGTAAAAGATTCAGTTGCTTGATCAAATGTGACCCCTGCACCTTCTTCTTTAACTGGAGCACTACCGAAACCACTAAGCATTACTTCTTCTTCAAAAGCTCTATCAGATGCTTCTGCAACGTAGATTTCTGCGTGTTCGTTTTCGTAACGATTATATTCTAAGCCAAAGAGAGCGTTTAAACCTGGCTCTAACTCTTTGACCAGTTGTGATCTTGAAATAGCCATATATTATCTCCCTATGTTAGACCTGTTCCATCACGGAAAAAGTGTCGGTTAATTCTCACAATTACGTTAGCATTAGCAGCAGTGGTATCACTATTATTAGGATCTTGACTGATATCAACAGCCTGAACCATAAAAGTTGATGCGCTATCGCCAGTGCTTACATCTAATTGCACCTTTGAAATACCAGTAGCAGTATTACCAGTTACGTTTGTAACAGAATAGTTTTTGTACAAATTGTCTCTAGTAAATGCTGCATCGGCATCCATTAAAAATAGTGTATCTGGATCATCGATTACATTTGCAACGATGTCAGAAGCAACAATAGAACCTGGATAGTAATTACTAAAAGTAGGTTTTTTTGTTGTAGGGTCCGTGTAAAAAACTCCATTAAATACACCGACAACATTACTACTATTACCTGCTGTGTGTCTTTCAATATTACCTGTAGAAGTAGGTATTACTAAGTCACCTTGAAAGATTGCAGTTCCGTAGTTTGATTTAATCGTGTATTTGTTTTGAGCGTTATTCCACGGAGACCCGTTAAGGGATTTATAAGGTCTAAGACCAAATTTTTCGACTACATTAGCCATAAGTTATCTCCTAAATAACAAGTTAATATTAAACAAATACAGCGATGGCTTTTATCAAAAAATTATTCTGATTTACGACCACCACCAAAAGTTACACGAGATTGTCTGTTAATGTTAACAGGCATCTCTGGTCGTTGCTCCCTTAGAATATCTTGATCAACGGCTTTAACTTGATCAGCAGTAACATTTTTAAAATACTGCTTGCGTTGCTCAACAATTTCTTCAGGTATCCTTGCCAACACAAGGCCACCAACCCCGATTAACCCCTGATATTGTCCTTTTTGTATCACTGGATAACTGTGATCGCCAAGTTTGTTTTGTATTTCTTCTGCTCTCACAAATTCCCAACCCTCTCTGAGTTTTTTAGATACATTACCTGTATCTTCTTGACCCATAAGTTCGGTTCTTATCCATCTGTGTACAAACCCTTTTGGTGCAGGGGGTGCATCCAGACTTGACGGAGGCGTCCAAGGTTTATTCCTTAATGGCTTATTCTCTTGTGACGCGCGTGAGGTTTTTACTAGTTTTTCGTTCATTTTTTACTCCTTCACGAATTTTGCGTATTCTTCTAGTGGCACTCCTAATTTTTTGGCAATAGCCACCTGTGATCGAGTGAGCTTCACAGTTCTGCGACCTTCCTGTTTTCTTCCAGCAGAAGCAACAGTTTGCACAGGTCGTTGTTTTTCATTTGCAAACTTATGAGGAAAATTTTCCTGCATATGTTTGTTTATCTCATTGTAATACTCATCGGACTCTGGGTCAAACCCCTGTGTAACCAAATCTTCATGGATAGCATAGGCAGCACTTGTCATTACCCGATCATTACCAAACCAATCGTTATCTTCAGCCCACTTCTCAGCTTTCCTTGATGGAGGCTGAGGCTGTTGTATTGGTTGTTGAGCTTGTTGTTCAACTTGAGCTTTGGCTTGTGCAGAAGCCTCCTCAAATTGAGATTTTTTGATCCTTGCTTTTTCTTTTTCTACTGCTAATTGAGTCAACTCATCGTTTGCTTTCATTATTGCTTCTGAATTGTTGTCTTCTATAGCTTTTTGAAGTCTGTTTTTTACTTGTTCTCTTTGAGAGTCAACTCTTGCTTCATATTCTTCAACGTATGTTTTATCCGTTTCTTGTATCTTTTTTTCAAGACCTGAATATTTGTTCTGCAAACCTTTAGCATAATCTAGAGCAGCTTTTTCTCTTCTTTCAGCTTCTCTAACTTGAAAAGTTAGCTTAGAAATTCTTTTTCTTACTTTCTCAGAATATTCTTCTAACCCTTCTTCTTCAGGTT